AGAACCTGGCATTACATGTGTATTTACATCAACACCATCAAAGAAGAAGTAATGTCTTTGATTAGGTCTTAATCCTGACATATAGATTTTAATATCTCTTGATGCCATATAAGGTTGGAATTGGAAATTGGAAACAAATTCACCAACAAAGCTTACTTCAGGTGCTGAAGCAGAAACATTAATTTCACTTGTTCTTGTTGTAATTGTTGATGTCTGTGTACCTGCTCCTCTTCTTCCTCTTCGACCTGGATCACGTTCAAAAGTAGTAACTGTATTCGTATCCGTCATAGGAAGGAACGTCTGAATATCATCAACAAAATCTTGGAAAGGAGTTGCTAAATCAATATCAATTGAAGCAGGATTAACTGTCGTATCATAAGCAGCATCGTAAGGTGGAGAAATAACTCCATCACCTACATACTTGTAGAAGTTAGAAACACAATTTCTAAAGTTAGAAGCATAAGGCTGATTAATAATATCTACACTTGAGTTTCTTCCAATTGTTGCTGCCTTTGCATCAGCAGTACTTGGGAAGATAGATGCTCCTGTTGCTGAATCATAAATTAAATCTAATGGGAATGTTTTAACTGAAGGAGTTAATACCTTTTGATTAAATGGAACAGCAGCACTAAATTGTGGATGATTAATTTCTGATAATGTCAAATCATTAAATGGGTCAACAACAAATCCATTCTTAAATCTGCTTAAACCGTTTTCATCTCTAATAACTAAATTTGACGTTTCAGATTCTAATTGATTTAATGAAATATAATATGCCATGTTATCAATCTTCTTCTCAAGATCGTGCATATCTTTCATCGTATAATTTTTAACGCCTGTTGCTCTTGGCTTAATTGCGAATTCTTTCTTGCGCAAAACTTCAGCAGATTTTTTAGAAAGTGCAGGATAAGTTGGAACCTCTACGTGTGCGATCGCTAATTGGTCTGTGCTAAGTTTTGGCGGAACAGCAAATTTCTGTTCTTCACCTTTAATTAAAACAATCTCTCCATAAGAATCACAAGCAACTGTATCTATTCTTGTTAAGTAATGTTCTATATCTGTTTGTAATGATTGTTGTGCCGCAGGAATAAGTGGAGATCCAAAAGTACTAAATGATAATGCATAAGTACCAACAGATGTTGTGATGGTAGGTGCATTACCTGAAGTTGCTGAATAGTTAGCAGCAGGATCTTTATTAATATGCGGTCTGAAATCGAAACAATCTCTTAAGTTAAATACCTGACCTGAGTCAGATACATAAGACGGAATATCAAACTTATCTAATGTATTTGGATAACTATTGATTGTAAAGAAGTATTCGCCTGTCGTATTATTAATCTCAAATACTTTTAAGTTAACAGTACATAAACCAGATGGCTCAGGTCTTCCTTCAATATATTCTAAATATGAAATATCGTAATAAGTATCTTTCTGATTTGTTTTTAATCTAAAGCTGTTTGTATAATCTTCACCTGTTGAATCTACGATACTTACAATCTTAAATACATCAGGGAAACCTAATGAATATTTTGTTGTAACAGATGAGTAACTGAATTTTGAATATGTATCTCTTACTGTTTTATTATATGGGTCAATGCCACCTGACGATCCAATTAATCTCTTATTATAAAATACCGTGACAGCTCCATTTACTGAATTGTCATCAAGAACAATATTAAGCTGTGAATTATTTAATTGGGTTTGTGTTAATGCGTAATCTACAGAATAAGTAGTACCTGCTAGGTTAACTCTAAGATCGTCGTTAAGACAATTAAAATCTTCACCAGGATTAGCAGTTAATGTAATCGTACCACCAGAAGCAGTTGCTGATACTTGAGCCCTTACAGGAATTAAAGTATTCGAGGTTTCAAATAATCCATTTACACCTGTATCAAATATTAATGATTTCTTACTTGTTTCTTTAATAAGAGGTGCACCTAAGCTTGACGGTTGAATTGGTACATCACCGTTTCCGTCGTTTGCCTTGGCAATTTCAGACATTGCATAAGCGCCTGAATAAATTGAACTATGAAGATAAATTCTATTATCTGTAATGTTGGTTATTCCTACACTACCAATACTTTGACCACCACTATTTAATAACTGACTAGTACCTGTAAGATCTAAATCTACAAATCCTTGTGATGCACTGTCTCCTGAATAAGGTGTAATTTCTAAATAGTTTCCATATTCCATGGAAATATTTTGATTTGCTATTGTTTCTGTTTCAGTAATTTGGTCAATGGCAAATGATCTTTCACCAGAATTTTCTACTCTATAACCTTTTACATAAGCTGTACCTGGACCTACGACAACATTTACATCACTTCCTCTATCATCAGTACTTAATGGGAACTGTTCTAAAATATAATTACCTGACTCTTCATATGTTCTTCGAGCCATCTCCTCTCCCAATACATTGTATTGAGAAACGTCTCTTACCGTAATTGCATTACCATTTTGATAACGAGCCAATGTAAAGAAGTTAGAATCTTCTTTTGCTTCGGCAATTGTTTTAACTGTTAGTGTTGGTACTAATTTTAATCTGTCTGCACCAGGTGCGTTTTCATTTTTAGAACCATTTGCATTATCATAAAGACTTGCATCTTGTAATGCATTAACGAGTGATTCAGATACTAAGTAACCGATTGCTTTATCATCTGCAACATTACTATATTTTTCAACAACAATTCTCTGTTCAGCAACAAAGATAAAGTGTCCTTTTTGAAATATAATACCAGGAGCAGCTTCAATACCAAACGCTCGACCAACATGAGGATTACCAGATGAACCTATGTCAACAGAAAGTCCTGATGTAATTAATGTATCAATACCTAATGTTTCTGATGTTGTACCTCTGAGATACTTATACCTTACAATTGTTAAAGTTTCACCAGCTTGGAATTGAGTTTGGCCTGCACTACCAACATTAAGATAATTGATAAAGAATGTATTTAGATTTGGAGGTCTTGTTTGGAAGCCTCTTGCTGCTTGAACAATTTCTGCTTTTAGGCCGGTAGAACCACCTGTTAATTCGTAAACATAATCAAGCTCAACTTCTTGTCCTGCCAGTGTTTCAACTGCAGGTCCACTAATATATGCTTCTACATTAAATCCGGTGATTGACGCAGCATCACTTACTTTAACAAACTGCAGGTCATCAAGCTCTGTAAAGTTACAGCCTTTAACAACTGAACCTTCTTTAAATACATTGTCACCAAACGACTCAACCTGTCCTTGTAAGATAGTTTGTAATTGAGTAAGTTCTCTTGCCTGTATTGCATATCCAGGCTTGAACATAACTCGATAAAACTGCTTCTCGGCATCATAGTCATCGAAGTATGGTGCTTGGTTTAAATTTCTATTAATAGGCATCTTTGCTTACGTTCCTTAAAATTCCAATACGAACTTGAATTCTTCTCTTGAGAGGTCTGTTCTTGCTAACGGGAAGAAGTCCTCCATGAAGTACACTTCGCCTGTTCTTTGTATATAATCTGAATAGACAACATTATCTGCTATAGGATTATTTATTGTGATTCTCTGTCCAGTATTCGAGGTAATTGCTAAATTAGGATTAAATGATGTATCACCATTACCTATATTGCTGTCATTCCTATATGGACCGATGTATTCTGCTAAATAAACTGTATTTGCATTTTCATCAATCTCATGTATTTGTGCTTCAAATATAATTTCATTATCAACATTAACTTGTGTGATTGTGCTATTTGCATTTAAGCTAGCATAATCATCGGTTGTGATTGCGATACGATTATCAAATACATCAGGCACGGAAGCAGTATTTGCTTGACCGCTTCTCCATGTAGCCACGTCTTCCATATTTTTAAATTGAGGTGATCTTACAATACCGATTGCACCGTATGTATTTACATCACCAATCTTTGTGTTATCTTCTGCTGTGATATATCCATACATTGAAAAATGTTTACATCTAAATTCATCAATTAAATTATACGCATGACCACCTTTCGGCTCAATAACTGGTCTTATCGTTGCTCTTACATCAGCTGAAAATTGATTTTCTGGATTATAATCAACTAACGGGTCAACTACTGTCGCAACTGCATTATTATAACCTTGACCTTTATTTAATAGTACTACTTTATTAATGTTATTTTTATCAATCTCAGGAATTGCTACTGCTCCAAAACCATCACCTTTAATATCTATTCTAGGAAAGATTTTTACATTAGCATTTTGTAATGCACCTGAAACAATAAAGTCAGTAACTGCTTCCCATCTTCCGCCTGAAGCATATGCCTCAAATCCAGTTCCATCAACATTCGTTGACAAGTCAGGATTTGTTTTTAAAGCAAATGAATCAGCATCAATTAAATCAACATAATAAGTAGGTGTTCCTGTACCTTCATTATAATTTAATTCTGTCATACCTACTACATCTCTAAACGTAATAGGTTGATTGTCTACAAGATTATGGTCGGTTGATGTAATAACAACCGGTGAAGCTTGCGTTGCACCTTCAACATTTCCTCTTCTAGGATTTGCTAATTCTCCACCTACATATATTGTCACTTCTCCTGCAGAAGTATATTTATAGTAAAGAATCTTAAATAAATTTGTTACGCTTGAACTTGCGTTAGTTACATATAAACTTTGTCCTGTATAAAAATCATCAACAGAAGACCAATCAGCTTCAGTAGGATCTATTGTTAATTCAACAGTACCATGAGTTGTGACTCCACCTGTTCTTCCTCGAACATAAGCAACTCTACCATTCTTTTCTTCGTATCCGTTATTTACATCAGCATTCGTAACTTGTATTTCTGATATCCCACCGCCGTATACCTCAGCTGGTTCAATAATTGCTGTTGGGTCTATTGGTATATAACCTAAAGCATTATAAGCCTCGAATTGTATTGTAGTGAGACGATACATATACTTCCAGACGTATCCGTCGGCAGTTTCGTATATTTGATTTAAATTAGCAGCATCAAACGTAGGAGGTGAATCTGCTCCACTATTTTCATTATTGTTTAAACATTTATAAACTCGATAATCATCGGTATCATTATCGTTAGGACCAACTACTGCGTAAAAATTTGTTCCGTCTAAATCAATTGTATCATCGTACTCAGTATATACTGTTCCTCTTTGCCAAGGATAATACTTAATCATAAAGTTAATATCAGCAGGGGCAATCTTTTTAGCAAATAAAGTCTTTTCTAAAAACTCATTTTGTGAAACAGCAGAATCGACTGGGCTTATTCCACCGATGCTAGAAACAAACATATAATAGTCATCATTTGCTTTGATATCAGCAATGAATAACTTATTTACGTCTTGATTAAAATTGTTAGTTAAAATTTCTGGCATTGTTCCGCTTTCGCTCTATATTTTAGTTTATTTATTACGAACATCTTAACCTCTTGCCCTTATTCTTG